TGCATTCTTGTAAAAACAACTTGTCCAGCTTCATCTGAAGAAGTCATATCTGCACCTTGAAGTTTTTTTACATCTAAAAGTAATTGTTTAAATGTATCAACAAAGTTTTTTAATTTTTTACTTACTTTAATTGCTAATACTTCATCTGATAAACAATTTCTTTTAGAAAAATCATATTTAACTTCTAAAATATCATAAGTTTCTGAAGATATATCTTGATTTGCCATATTTACTATTATAGTTTGACCAGCGACTAAACTAATAACTCCTTGTAATTTTAAGGTTCCTTGTGTAACTGGTGATGATGATTGCACTAAAGTACTTGAAACAATATTTTTTGCTAAATTTGGGTCAGTTATATTTTTATCAACAATTACTTTTGTTTTTGGTCCATAAGCATCTACACTTTCTCTATTCTCTCCATATTTTATAATTGGAGAGCTTCTATTATAATTAACATTAACTGCAGTTCCACTTGTTGCTACATTATATCCACATTGTGTTCCAGAACATAAAATAATTTTTCTTTGGTCAAAATCAACTAAATATTCTGTTCCAGATTGTGGTGCTCCAACTAACATTTCAAATACTCCTCCTCTTAATGTGGCAGACCCAGCTACTTCAACATTTGTATTATAAGGTCTATAATCTAAAGTATAAACACTACCTGTTCCGTCTGCTACATAATCATTTTCCCAAGCTGATAAAATTCTATCTCCATAAACCCATACTTTATTGTAAAGTTCATTATCAGATATTCGAAAAGAAGAACTAATAACATTTGTATTATTTAATGTTACACCACTTACTGTTTGACCTTTTGCTTCAAAATGTAAATCTTTATCTGTATCAATCCAAAAAACAAAATTACTTAATTCAGCAAGTTGTTTTATTGCATCAAAAACAGGTGTTTGATTGAAAGCAATGTGATTTAATTGTGTAGTTGTTACTTTAACATTTGTTGTAGTTATGCCAGTAACATATTTTGTTATAATATCTGTAATAATAGTTGAAACTTCTGAATTGTTATAAACTTCTGGCTCTACTGTTGTATCCATTAATCTTGCTGTATAATCTCTTCCACTTATAACAATGTTTTCATCTATACCTTGACCTTGAAATCTTATGTTTTCTATTAATCCTGTAAATATTTTAGTTGTTGCTGGAGAAGTATTTTTATCAGCATAAATAATTACTTCATTTCCAATACCAAATGTATTTTTATACTGCCCATCATCATTTGGTAACAATAATGTAAAACTAGAAGAAGAGTTATTTGTTCCAATAGAAGAAGAAACTGTTGCTGCATCAATGTCTGTATATGTTATTCCTTTTACTGTTATTTTTGTATTAACTACCATTTTAAGTTGATATTAATTTATTTAATTTATCTTGAAGAGCATCTGCAATATCATCTGCATTTACTCCATAAACATTTTCTATATTTATATTTATTTTATTTCCAGGCATTTCCTTACCTTTAAATCCAATTATAGTATCTTGAGGTGAAAACTGTTGTAATGGCACTCCAGGTCTTGATATAAAATCGTTTACCATATTATTATTTTTTTTACTGCTTCCTCCACTAGTAAATACACTTGAAAAAATTTTTAATGGAGCAGAAAATATTTCTTTAATTTTTGACCATACCGTTCTAGCAATATCTATTAAACCCATTATAAAGTTTTTTATTTCTTCTATTTTTGCTTTTATAGCATCTTTTATTGCACCCCAAACTGACTTTGCTATTCCAACAAGCCATTTCCAATTTTTAGCAATTAATATTGGTATTGCAATAAATGGTAAAAATAAAGCTATTAATATTTTAATCCATGTTGCCATTTCATCCCATTTTTTATAAAGAATATAAAGACCAGCAACTAAAATTCCAACTGCTACTGCAACTCCTAAAATAATTAATAACCATGGTGATGCAGCAATAGTTAAAAGAGCAACTGCTCCTGCAATTAATAAAATAACACCTGCTGCTACAGTACCTAATATTATTGCATTTTGAAGAATTGGACCAAAACTATTCCATAAATCTATAAGCCAAGTTAACGCAGGAATTAAATAATTTTTAATAATTGGTGTTATTTTTTCTCCAATTTCTGCTCCTAATAAGAAAAATTGATTTTTAACAATTTGCAATTGTGATTTTAAAGTATCATATCTTTTTTGTGATTCTTCTACCAATGCTGTGTTTTCTTCCCATGCTTTCTTAGACATTTTTACAGCACCAGTAACACCTTCTTCTGAATTTGCTAATCTTAACATAGTGTCTGATATTCTAATTGATTTTAAATCTAAATCTTCTAATACACCAAAAGTATTACCACCTGATTCTGTTATTCCTTTTAAACCTAAAATTACACTAGACATTGCTTCTACTGGTTTTTCTTTCCATGCAGTTGAAAAAGCTTCTGAAGTCATTCCAGAGACTTCAGCATATTTATCTAATTCAGCACCTCCTTCAGCAACAGATTTAGAAATAGTAATCATAGCTCTTGAAATTGCACTGCCACCCATTTCTGACCTAATCCCTAAAGAACTTAATGCTGCACTCATACCAAAAACTTCTTGAGTGCTAAGACCTATAGTTTTTCCAGCACCCATAATTCTCATTGACATTTGTACTATTTCTTGTTCAGAAGTAGCAAAATTATTTCCTAAGTCAACAATTGCTGAGCCCATTCTATCAATATTATCTATTGGCTCACCCATCACATTAGCTATTCTTGCAAAAGATGTAGCAGCTTCACTACTTGTTAAATTTGTTGTAACTGCTATATCTGCAATAGTTCTTGTAAACTTTTCTAAATTATCTACACCTTCTACACCTAATTGTCCTGCAATTTCACCAATACTAGCAATTTCTTCATAAGCAATAGGAATTTCAGTAGACATTTCTCTAAATCTTTTATTTAACTCTCCAAATTCTGCTTCAGTTAATTCTACTGTTTTTCTAACACCAGCAAAAGCAGATTCAAATTCAATTGCACCTTTAACAGCCATAGCAAAACCTGCTGCTATAGCTATGCCACCAGCTCCTGCTATTAATGCTGATTTTTGAAAACTAGCAAGTGATAAACTAGCTCTACTAAAAACTTTACTAAAGTTGTCAATTGCACTAATAACAATATTTACTCCAGTTCCACCTAATCCGATTGCCATTATTTTCTTTTACCTCTTTTGGATTTTCGTTCCATTTTTTTCTGCTCTCTCTGTACTTTCTCAAGATATCTGTTTATTTCCAAATAATCTTTAACTGTCAATTTTCTAACATTCCCCAAACTCCATTTAAAATAATCGCAAATTGCTAACTCGTTTTGGACTTTGTTGTCTGGGGATTGATAAAATCTTGCAAACCATTAAGTTCATTAACTGTGTTCATTATAGTAAGCCCTTCTTTTACTGTTAAATTGTTATACTCTTCTTCAGACATACCTGTAGATAAAAGCATAATATTTTTATTCAGCCCTGGCTTATTTTCCATATCCATGCTTGCTATTTCGTTGTATTTCAATTCTTTAACTTTAAAGATTCTTTCTCCAACTTTAACTTCGTGTTCCATATTTTTGTACCTCCTTGCAATTTAATTACCAAGCATTGTATTTTGCTGTGGAATCGTGAATAACTGCACTTACATTCTTTGGAACAATTGTACAAGTTTGCTCATGCAACCCTTCAACTGGACTTGGAATTTCCATGTCAGTCACTTTACATCCGCTTAGTATAATGTATGCACTACCTGCTGTTGCTTGTACCTGTACCATACTATTAAAACTGCTTCCGCCGATATAATACTGGTCGTAAAGTGTCTTTGCATTAGATGCATCCATGATAAATATTGCACTTACTTCATAATCTCTATTTAGTGGAATTGCTTCTTCAATAGTTCTGCTTCCATTAAGTGGAAATCTCGCTTCTAAATTGTTGTTTATAGATAAACTAAACTCAGTACAATTTGTTAAAGCGGTTCCTGATGGTAGATGAACTGAAATATCACTCCAAGTATACGGTGTAGTTGTAGTTGGTGTAACTGCTGTTACAGTTCCTGAACTAAAGTCTACTGATTGTGCTCTATACTCAACTTCGCAATTCATAATTTCTCCTGCACTCATTGTCATATTAAAAGAATCAATCATGCATCCTTTAAATGTTCGTATAAAATTACTACCAGCTGTTGGTGTTTTCTTACTATCTTCTAATGTAAAGCTACTCAAAGACTGTGTTTTAACTGCATAATTTGCATCATCACTATTTGTTTCAGTGATTGTGTGAGAACCAGCTGCAGTTGAATCTCCAATACTTCCAATAGCAAATCCTAAGAACTTAAAGTCTTGTGGATAGTAATTGATAGTTCCAGTATACTCTAATGGTCCATCTGTAAAAGCATCAACATTTCTATCTGTACTTCCTTGATATCTTATTTGAACAACTCCAGCTCCTTCGTCTGGTGTATGGTCTTGTACTAATCCAATCCATTCTCTTGAACCTGCTGTCAAAAATGTTTGGTCAGCATAAGTTCCACTTTCATATGAAAATGCTAATTGATTTTGGTCTGCTAAAAATTTATAACCCATGTGTTTATTAACCTCCGTTTATTTATGAACATATAAATAAAAATCTAACCTCCATTACTTTAGATTTTATGCCAGCATCTCCTGGCTCATCTACATTAACTGCAGAAGAAAGTGTAAAATCATGAAGTTCTGCATCAGTAAGAGCACTTGAACCACCAAACTGATTTGTTCTTAACCAATCATAAGTAGAATCAAATAATTCATCTCTTTCCTTGACATTATTAGCCCAAATTCTTATTTCTAAAGTAATTGTAATTGCTGTTCCTTCACTTTGCATACCTAAACGCTGTGGTTGTGTTATACCCTTATCTATTACAGTAATCATTGGATAAACAACATTTACTTTTGGATATGAAGTATATACGCGAGAATTAACATTTGAAATATTAGTCTTTAAATTATTACGAATTAGAATTATTGCATCTGCTAAGAATGTACTTGAACTTACACTTGTTATTGTCATTTTTAATCTCGCTTGATTGTTATTTAATCCACTCGCTTGTAGATTATAAATTTAAATATTACATATTTTATATATCTTTATATGTAAATTATATAATTCTCCTTTTAATTTCTTTTTTAATGATATTTTTAACTTCATTTTTTGTTCTAATTTCAGTATTTCTAAAATGATGTCTTGGTTGTAATCTTGATGTACCAAATTCTAATGCATTAGCATAAGGTGTATCTGGAGCAGAAACTTTTCCTTGAGCTTTGCTTATTTTTGTAAATTTTACATCATTAATAAAATGACCTGTATCAACACTTCTATGCTCTGCTCTTGCTCCTGCAACACTTCCTTTAACTTCTTCTTCAACAAATGTTCCAGCTTTTACTACACCTAAATCTGCTGAACCATCAATGTCTTTATTAATCATTCTTAATTGCCGAATAGTTTCACCAATGCCTAATACTTGAAAACTTACTACTTTTCCAGAAGTTCCAGTAACTTTAGGCATTTTATTCTCCTACTAAAGAGCCAGTGGTTAATCTTCTTATATAAACTTTTTTAACAATAGATTCTGCATTAACACTCCAACTAACAACACCATCTACTAAAACACTATATTCATTTGCAACAGGACTTCCTAATCCTATTTTTAAAGTTCCTGATGTACCTATTTCACCACCAACATATAATTTAGTATCATTTGTTAAAATTTTACCTTGCTCTAAAAGAATTGCATCAGAGCTACCTCTTGACTGACTTATTGGTTGTACAACTCCGCTTACCCATAAATCATTTCCAGATTGTGTTAAAGTAGTATCATCATCATAATAACTACCAGCACCAAAAGAGTTATTAAAATATTTAAATCTAGTCAACTGTCCATAATTTAGGACTTCTTCAAAACCGTCTTTGAAATCACTACCAATATTGCTCATTTTATGCTTTAAATATAACCTTTATATTTAAGTTTATCTAAAATCTCACTTTTTAAGGTGTTGCTTATGCTATATTTTATAGGTATGTTGTTTTTTTTAATCCAAACATAAATTTCTTTTTCTGTCCAATTTATATTCGGCTTTTTTTCTTCATACTCACTATTTTCTTCAAGCACTTCACTATTTAAAACAAACTTACCACTTTTTAAAGCTTCTTCTGCATTAGAGTCATCTAATTCAATAACCATTCCTTTTGGTCTGTGATTTCCTATGTATTTTAATTGTTTCATTTTGTTGAATATACTATGAGTGCAATTGTTAAACTTGATAAAAAAGTTATTATTATAGTAGCCCAATGTGGTAATCTTTTTGAATAATGATTTGATAAATTACCAATACTAATTTTCATATCTCTAATATCTTCTTTGATATCAATAACAATTTGTCTTGTTACTTTTCCATACCCACATCCATTATTATTTTTTTCCATTTTTATCCTAAGGCTTTATAAAAACTTATTTGTTCACCAAGTGCATCTAGTTTTCTCATACCAGTTTCTCTCATTTTACTGCTTGCTGATTCACCAATACCTTTAGTAATGCTTATGTCTCCAATTTTAACACTTTTAGTTCCTATACCTTGCACTTCCATAAGTTGCAATACTGAACTTGCTGTTAAAGCTATTATTCCTGGTTGATATTTATCAGCAATTGAAGTACCGATAGTATCACCTGTCAATTGCTCAGCAAATAACCTTTCATTATCTACCATATTCCAAAGTGTAGCTCCGCTTATGGTTGACGGAACACTTTCTATCATGTTCAGTACTACACTTCCTACTCCTACATTATCTAAGTTTACCATCTTAAATATTAAATATAAACTATTGTTAAACCACTAGCATTGCTTCCTGTACCTACTATACCTGCTTGGACTCTCATTGTTGAATATACTGGAATTTCTGCAAATTCTGCATATCCATCTGCTCCCGATATTGGTACTCCGGCTGTTGTAACTGTAGTAGCTCTTGGAAATACTACCCAATCTTCACCTAAGTGATGACCTGTAGCTGTTCCACTAGTCATAGTTAATATTTCACCTTCTGTAGCTGTTAAGCCATTTGATGTTCCAGATATGCTTATCATAATGCTTCCTGCTGGGTTCCAATTTCCGCCTTCAAAGTATATACTTTGAATTCTTCCATTAATTGGATTCTCTGCAAATATATCTAGCTCTCCAGTAGATGCGTCGCCATATAAATACGGTGACCCAGGAAAGTAATAAACTTTTGTTCTATTTTCTCTTACCATTTTACTTATCGGTTTGGAAATTTAACCTTGCGCCTTGGCGTTACTAAAAGAATTAGTAAGTACCAAAGGCAATCCAATTCAACACTGGACCATCTGTAAACCCAACTCCACCTGAACCAATACCACAGATTATTTCTGCACTACCAGTGTTTATGTCGTTTACGATAACCCATGCTGAGCCTGCTCCAGCTGCGCCTGTAATAACGCCTGAACCTAATGATGCTACAACTACTGGTGCATTAGTAAAGGGCTTTCCGAAAATTGCCCATCCTGAACCTGCATTTGTTCCTAAGGTTATGCTTCCAGCTTGTGTTGCGTTGCTAACTAAAGCTTCACTTCCTAAAAAACCGCTTAACTTATCTCCTGCTAAGCCATCTTTTAAACCGCCAAGTGCTTGCACATCTGGTGTTCCTCTTGTAACTGCCATTTCTTGTTTTTCCTCCTATTTTAAATTTATTATTTATGAATATGAAAACCAATTAAAAAATAAAAAAATAAAAAAAAATTTTAATTTAACTGGTTGTGATTTTACAGATAGCGCTAGTCCTTAATTCGCTTACTACAATTCTTTGTGTAATATTCGCTGCACTCATTTCATATACTGGTAGTTCGAAGTTTTCAATCGAAACTGTTCTCTTCTCTGCTATCATATATGCATGCATTTTGTCAGTGATATACGCATATTTGCTATAAGTTGAACTTGGTGCTGCATTTGTTGAAAACTTTATGACATTTAATCCATAAATAGTTCCCAAAAAGCCTCTAGCTAGCATGTCTCTATTACCTACTTTATTTGCTTCAACAAAAGTGTCAATATTTCTTAAATCATTTAACACTTCCATTCCCACAAACAATGTAGTTGGTGTATAGTCAGAATCATCTAAATATTGCATTCCTCTTGTAAGATTTGCGATTGTAATCGCTGCTCCACCTACAACAGTGTTTGCAGCTGAATCCAAACCATTAGCAATAACTAGATTAGTCTCGTTTTCTGCAAATCTCTTTCCTGCAACTCTTATGTTGTGGTTCAATAGATTCCACTTTGAGTCTTCCATCATCTCTCGAGTGATTCTAATGCTTATACCATACTTAACTGGTTTAAGATTTGTTGATGAATACTCAGTCTTGTCGATTGGTATTTGTGAACCTTCACCTACAACTCTAACATCCATTTTGTTTGGTGTAACTAAATCAACATCGATGCTACTTCCTGGAATATCACCTGGACCAAAATAAAGAGCTGTTTCACTTCTTGGAATTAAGTTTTTGTCAACTTCTTCAATTAAGGTATCGTGAATCTTCCTTGGTATTAAAAGTTGTCCTTCTGTTCCAAGACCTGTCTGCAACAATTCACTAACTGCTTTTAGTTTTTTTGTTTCTTCCATTTTATCCGTGTAAATCTAGCACAACAAACTCACTATCACTTCCACATGTCCAAATTCTACCAATGTCTGTTAATGGTATTGGTACTTGTCCATCTACAGTAACTGCTGCTGAACCAATATAAATAACTTCGTCATTATTATTACATCCAACTTTTGTTCCTGCTAACAGATTAGTTCCACCACTAGTTTCTACCAAGAATGTTCCTCTTGTAGCATAACTAACTGGCGCTCCACTTGCTGCATTGTGTAAAGCAATTCCAACGAAATTTCCACTACCTGTAGTGTGGAATAGTTCGATATCAGTTGTTGCATAGCTGTCAAGTCCTGAACTAACAACTCCTGCTGCTCCTGATGCTCCTAAAAACCATCCACCGCTAACTGCTTCTTTTGCATACCCTGTAACTATTCTTGGCGCTCCGCCATCGAATAAAGGTACGTATCCGTTTGTATTTGCCGGCATTTATTTTTTTTACCTCCTTTAATTTATAAGATTATTTTATCTTGTAAGTCGTCTAAGCTTTGTTTCTGGTCCTTCATTTGTGTAATCTCTTGAAATTGCAAATCCTTTTCCAGAATCAGCTCTCTCAAATAGATATTTTTCGTCTAAAACTTCAGCTTTTGTTTCTTCTTCTCCAACTTCACCTTTTGTTTCATCTGCAGGTGTTTCTTTCTCATCAGAAACTTCTTGAGCTTGCTCTTTTACTTGTAGTTTATTAATTTGGTCTGTAAGTGCATCTAATTTTTTTGTCATTTCACTTAAGTCCACATTTACGTTTATTTCTTTTTCTTTGGCTTTCTCTTCAGCAACTTCTTCAGTTTCTTCAACTTCTTCAGTAGCTTCTTGCTCCTTTTCAACTTCTTGTTTATTTTCTTCGTTTGTCATTTTTCTTATCCTCCTTGTTTTAATTTATTATAAGTTTTATATTTAATTTTTCTCTCTTATCTAATCCCAATTTATTTCTAATAGCTTTAATTTTTGCTACAACAGATGTTGGCCATTTAGTTCTGCTACCTCTTGCTCCATGAATAGCTGCCCATGCTGCTGCTACACCTCTCCTACTTGCTGTTCCATCAGCAAATTTATAAGGTAAATGCCTTTTAACCATTGTTTTTTCTCCATTTTTCTCTTTTTCAATCCAAGCAAAACTACTATCTGGTAATTTACTTTTATTTATAGTAGACCAAATTTTATTAGAGCTTGGTTTAGCTGTTTTCTCTTTTATTCCAATTTTACCTTTTTCATAAGGCACTTCATCATCTATTTCATCGTTTACATCAACAGTAATTACTTCTTCTACCTCTTTTTCCTCACCTTTATCATCAATTGGTTCTTCAACAACATCTTTTTCTTCTTCAGTGTCTTCAACTTCATCTTTTATTTCTTTTTTTAAAATATAACTTTCGTGCATAGCTTGTGCTAAATTTGCACCTGGGTCACCTGCAACAGCAACAAAACTTAATTCCATTCCTTCTATTCCAATTGCTTTCATGCTTCCATCTTTTTCTTCTGTTAAATCTTTTACTTGTACTCCAATACTTACATCTTGAATTCTTCCATCACTAATCATTTCTTGTATTTTCTCATCCATAACTTTTGCTTCAAAATCAATTCTCTTTTTTGTTGGGTTCCAATGAACATTTTCTGTTGTTCTTCCAACAATATTCTTAATTTCATTTTGGTGGTCTAATAAAAGTGGTTTATTACGAAATGAAGGAGCTGCTTTTTCTAATTCTTCAGCAATATACTTAACATTATTTCTTGTAGTAGTTTCATTTATTGCCACCCCTTTAATTACAAAATCATTACCTGTTCTAACACTTTCTTTGATAGGCATAAAAAATTCTAAATATCTCCAATCTTTTTTAAAACTATTTTTAGTTTTAACTGATTTGTTTATAATACTTGTCATGTTAGTTATAATACATAATATTTTTTAATTTATATATCTTTTTATATAAATTATATAATTATAGGTAATTTTAGATACTTAACCTAATTTTCCTCCACTTTCTATAGATAAATCACAACCACTATTTATAATTACAAACTGACTGCTGTCTGTAAAATTTGTTGTATAGTTCAAATAAATTATTCCATCGCCATTCAAAGACTTGAGTGTAAAGTTTCCATCTATATTATATGGCTCTCTTATCCAACAACTATCCGAACAG